TGATGCCGTTGTTGTTGGTTGTGTCATACTAGCTCCAGGTCCTGCTGTGATAATATCCGTTTGTTGGAATACTGTAGGATCTGCATCTGGAGTGGTTTCCATTGTAAGCTGTCTTGTGTCAAAAGCTTTTGAAGATTGTTTCTTACTTAAGTTCTTAGCTAATACGTTTGGTATAATGTACCCAAACATTGTTATTGAAAACGATGTTCTTACTATTCTATCCTGATCTTGTAGTAAGTCAGTTGTATTTGTAAAGTTGTCTATCTTGGTTCTAAATCTAAACTTATCTGGTTCACCCCAGAAAGATCCTTCTGTATATAGTACAGATTCTACAATACTATTCATATGCTCAACAAAATCAGTCCAAATTACTACATCATAAGTAATGTCAACAAATTCTGGTATCACAGTAGTGACGTATGACTTGATTGGTTTGCTGTTTGTTAGTATACTAAATTGATCGTATTTGTTTTGCTGGCCGTATTTTATCTCTTGAGTGTAATAAAGTTGTGGAAAGTTTGCATCAACCTTAGATCCTAAAGTTTTATTCTTAACAATATTACTTCTACGATAAGAGATTAATGGTGATTGTATTTTCCCAGCCATATCACGCAAGTAGCCATCTGCTTGAACATTCTTCCATTTCTCTGGAGCTCCATACATTACTGGAACAGCTAGAGTTGTACCAAAGTTGTCTACCTCTGGCTTGATCACATTATCAAAATACCACTTAATTGTGTAATCAATGTCAAACAATCCAATCGATAATTCTTTTAAGTTATCGTCATCTCGTCTTATATCGTTATCACGTCCAAATCGTTTATCCTCAGCTCCGGTTGAAAGCTCAAATTGTGATTTTGGTAGATTCTTCTTTGTGTACATTATATTCTATCTTTTTCTATCTGAAGTCTTGTTACTCTAGATAAATGAGCTACACATTCAACTGCTAAACTTTTACCAAATTCTGGTCCAACTCCTTTTGAGTGCTCATTATCTTTACCTGCGATAAACTGAACCTCATTTGTATTATCTACTTCATAGTACATTCCACGATCTTCAATAATATCACCTACTTGTGGTACTAATCCTAACTCCTCCAACCTTAGTCTTAGGAATTTAAAATTAAAACCGGAAGTAGCATCTATACCAAATTGGTCATCTTGTACTGTCTGAACCCCTTGAGTTCTGTCTATTATACAAGTTAATCTCACTGGTCTATAATAAGTCTTTTGTGCAGAAGCCTCTCCATATAAGTTATCGGTATCCTTACTTTTTACGCCTGGTAGGTAGAGTTTATAGTAATGAACTTCCTGCTGGATAATATTATCTAGTAATTCACCATTCACTTTATGTATAAAGCTAATATCTCTACTACTTCCAAATAATGCCATTACTTAATGTATATGTAAAGTGGTACTTTTGATAACTGAGTTGATAGTGCTGTTGCTATTGCTGTTTCTTGTTCCATCTGACCTTGTCGTGTCATAGATGTAAGTAGTGTATTTAGTTCTAGTATCAATGCAACCTTGTCCTCTCGTCCTTGTGCAATTAAGTCTGCTCCATTTAAAGTCATCTCAGATCCTGGGATTGGAACAGTAGAATATTTACCTCGAATCAAACCTAACATCTCCTTGCATGTAGCTAAAGTATACTTGTAAATCCACTGAAGTCCTATGTCTTTAATGTTTGCAAATTGAATTCTACTATAAGGTACATTACTTAAATCACTTATTGATCCAGTAGGCTCTTTTAGTGGGTTATTTCTTTCTGCTGTTACTATATACTCAAACCACATATTTGCTGAATATGTAGGAGTTGGGAATAGCTTAAGTTTATTGTTTCTTAATTCAAAGCTATATGTTGATTTTCTTATTGTATCGTTTAATTCAATAGCTTGCATACGAAGTAAATCTGCATACAAGGGTTGTACCATAAAGGAAACTGCTGGCGAATAAGAACCCCATCCAAAGCTATCTAGCATTTGTTGCGTTCCTGCTCCAGTTCCTACATAAGGGTCAAAGTATCTTACAATCGCTGGAGTGAAATCATGATACACTCTTTTGATTTCGATAGCACTTCCTGATTCATTTACATTAGCCCATAAAGCGTTTAGGTCATATTCACTCTGCGATCCAGTCAATTGAATATAGCCTTTTTTGTAGTTGACATCACCACCAGATCCTGCCTCACTTCCGTACTGCTTAGCCATACTAATAGTACGTCCTAGATTAGGAGTAATAACTCTTTGTGAAAGTTGGTTTGATGTAGGAGTTCCTTGCAAGGTTAGCATATAGTCCTTTGCATTGTTCATGTTTACCTGAGTACTAAACTCAGTTACAGATTCTTCAAATGCAGCGAAGAAGTTAATATCTTGAAGTTCAACTTCCATTATTGGATATCCTAACTTACGAGCACACCAATCTGCTACCTTATTAGATTCTGCCTTAAAGGTTGCATCGGCGTCGTAATAGCCAAATGGGGTTGGTCTCGTTGAACCCGTCCCACTATAGTATGAAGCAGATGCACTAACGAAAGAACTTGAGCCTGGCCAGATAGGTATATTCATGTGTTAAGAGTTTAATATAAATATCAGCAAAAAAAGGAATCAACAAAAAAAGACCACGAAGGGTCCTTTATATGATATAAAACTGAAATCTATTAATCTCGGTAATCTGAATACACAGACAGTATGCTTTCTACAATTTCGTGTCTGTGATTTGTTTTAAGTGTTAATATCTTAACTCCCTTCACATGCTCTTCTAAGCGCAAGAAGAAGCTTATGCCGGAGTCTTTTCTGTTCTTTAAGTCAATCTGCGCAAGGTCTCCACAGAAAACCATCTTTCCTCCTTTACCTAGACGACCTAACATCATCTCTGTTTGAGTGTGGGTAATATTCTGACATTCATCAACTAACACTAATGCATCAGGAAAAGTCCTACCTCGCATAAATGCAAATGGAACAATCTCTATAATACCCTCAGCAACCATCTTGTCTACCGCTTCCTTATTATAAAGCATATAGAGATTAGCGTATATTGGAGCTAACCATGGATCCATCTTTTCCTTCATGTCACCTGGAAGAAATCCTATTTCCTCTTTAGCTACTGTTGGTCTTGTTATTACAATTTTTTCAATTTCTCTCTTAAAGAACATATCAAGTGCTACTTGACATGCAACTAGGGTTTTACCAGAACCTGCCATACCTTTCAAAAGGATTACCGGATTGTCGTAGATAACAGCTTTTGCTGCTTTCTGCTCTTCATTCAGTTCTATCTTAAATTTGATTTGACCTTTTGGTTTTCTCTTGTTAAGATTGCTAATTTTCTTTTGAGGTTGTTGACTTTGACTCTGTAGTAATTCCATAAACTAGTAACGTTTTGTTTTATATAAATAGCATGGAAAACAGAAAAGCCCCATATTGCTATGAGGCTTTTAAGATTATGTTTTGGTTAGTATTAAACTGTACCTAAGTCAGCTACATATACTTTACCGTAGAACTCTGGACGAGTTACAACTTTAGCGTAACGTGTCATTACACCACGTCTTGGGATAAAGTTGTTTGGATCGTACACAAGTGGAGTCAACATTAATGGAATGTAAGGTGCATAAACAGCTCCTGTTTCCAAGAATTGATTACCTCTAAAGCCCATCAAGATTGTATTCTCTTGCATGTAAGGGTTTTTGTACACTTGGTAACGGCTAGTTAAAGCACCTACCTTTTGTACGCCCATTGCATACTTAGTTTTTGTTCCATCACCATCTGCAGCATATCCTGGGATTGATTCTAGGATAGTAGAGATATCTGGAGAACATACAAGGAAGTTTGCACCACCACGTAATGTTTTCGCGTGAATTTGGTTAGATACTTTTTGTAATTTTGTACCTAATGTAGCGAACCATGTACCTTGGATGTAAGCTTGTCCAGTAAACTGGCTAGTTACAAACGTGTTAGAAGCGCTGTTAAACTCTACTCCTACTTTAGCTGACCAATAATCAGTTGTTGCAGCAGCTTGAATCAACATATCCATGATCTCTAAGTCAATTTCCATAGAAACATACTCAGACAACATAGCTGTTAATTCACCTTCAGCATCTACTGAATGGTAAGCATTCAAATCTTGAGCAAACTCAGGAGTCCAGCTTGCTTTCAACTTACGAGTCTTAGCAGTTACTGGAATTGAACGCATTTGCAATTCAATTTCTGGGATGTTCAAGTTAGTATCCAAGCTACGTGATCCAGAAGTTACTCCATTAGATTCGAAGTCATTTCTGTTGTCATTTGATGGTTGGATAGAAAATCCTACAAGTCCAGATGCAACTGATCCAGTTGTCAAAGCAGTGTTCAATACGATGAAAGATGCAGTGTAAGTAGATGTGATTGTAGTAAATTGTGGATAATATTGTGATCCAGTCAATAAACTTGAACCTGAGAAAAGAGTGAAAGCTCTTACTGCATACAAGTCAGCTGTTGTTGGAACTGGAACAGTAAGCTTACGGTAAGAAGCTAATGATCCTGTAAAATCACCATCAAAGTTAACATCAGCTCCAGTTACTGCACTTGCAGATGCAAATGCTATTGCGTTTGTCCAAGATGCTGATACAGCGTTTGTAGAGTATCCAAAACGACCAGTACCATAAAGACCGTCAGTTGGGTCACCAGCTGCGTTTGTAATACCTTGTAATGTACCAGTTTGGTTTTGTCCAGTTGGAGCAAATCCGAATGGTTGCTTGTTGTTACCATACTTAAAGTCTAAGTAGAATACTAGACCTGAAGGCAAGTTCATTGGCTGTACAGAGACAAACTCTTTAGCAGCGATTTCAGCAAATACACGACGTACTAACGGAAGAGCTACTCCAGTCCATTGTTCAAATCCTGATCCACCTACACCTGCAGTTGTTCCAGAACCCTCTTTTACTAATTGTTTTGCTTGGTTTTCCAAAAGGACAGCCACAGTTGACTTCTCATTTTTAGAACCTAAGCCTTCAAGTAATCCCGTACGAGACCACTTGGAAATCAAAGGCTTTGTTGCTTCGCCTCTGTTTTCACTATGCATGTTTTCAAATAAATTCATTTGATTTTGTTTTTAAATTTTTGATTAACGATTAAATTTTACTAATTCTGTAAAACGGTTGTAAATTTTGTTCTCGCTTAGAATCTTAGTAGTTGGTTTTTGGCCTTTAGAAGCAAATCCTTCTACCATTTTAGTTTTAGTTGCTGTAGGTTTTACTGCAGACTTCTTAGCTACTGATTCAGCAAGAGTTGTGTAAATTAATTTAGCTTCACGAACGTTTTTAGCACGATCAAAAGTTTCAATAATTTTCACTTTTTGAGATTCTGTAAGACCTTCTTTCTTAATTAACTTATTTACATAAAGTAATTTAGCATTTAAAAGGTTTATTTCGTTTAACTTGGTACGTAAGAATCTAATTACTTTGTAAGCTTCTTCTAACTCTTCTTCAGCTTTTTCAGCTCTTTCAGTGTCTTCGCCTTCACCTTCTTCATCTTCTTCACGCAATGCACGAATGATTTCTTCTAAGTCAACTTCTTCGTCATCTTCATCAGATGCTTCTTCGTCGCCTTCTTCTTCCATCATTTTCATTTTGTTCTTCTTGCGACGAGCTTCAGTTTTAGGAGCTTCTTCATACTCTTCATCTTCACCTTCCATCATTTCTTCTTCGTCTGCAGCAGGCATTTCTTCATCCTCACCTTCCAACTCACGAATCAACTCTTCTAGATCTTCGTCAGAGATGTCACCCTCTTCTTCAGCAGGCATCTCTTCAGCAGGCATTTCTTCTTCGTCACCTTCTTCAGCTAACGCTTCTGGATCTTCACCAGCCACTTCGGTAGAACCTTCACCACTCTCATCTCCGTAGATATCATCTTCTTCGTAGATTCCAGCGTTTGATCGCATTCTTGATTCCACTTTTTCTTCAGCACCGTCTTCTGCAGGTACTTCTTCCGTTTCTTCTTCTTCCATCTCTTCTTTGATTTTGTGAGATAGCATAGACTGAAATTTGGGAGCAAATGCTTCTTCAAGTGCAAACTTAGCGTTAGCTAATGCTGTTTCTCTAACGGCTTTAGCGTCTGCGATTGCATCTTTTAATAATTTGTTCATTTTGGATTTTTTTGTCCTGAGGCTATTGGAGCCTGCAATTTAATATCAAATATAGGACACTATAATAAGGATAGCGTATTTAACAATAAGTAGTAGGTTAAAAGATAAAACCCACTTTTTAGGGTGGGTTTATTAAAAATATTTTGTATATTTATAGATTATGCTGTCTTCAATCCTAACTTTCCAATAAAACTAGCAACCTCCGATGTCTTAATACTAGCCATTGCTGCTTCAATTGCTGCTAACGAGAATCCACCTCCATGAGCTGCTCCAGTAGCTGCTCCTTTAAATGCACTAACCGCTCCAATTCCACTATACACTGCTAATGCCGCAATAATAACATAGTAAACAGCTTCTGCTGCTTTGTCTTGAGATGCATCTCCTACGATACCTGCTTTCTTAAATATGCCTGAAAGCTTGAGTATCCACTTCACACCCTTAATGTACATCTTATGCCACTTGTGTGTGAACTCAATTATATTGTGAGCAAACTCCTCCTCTTGACCTTTTGCTTGGCCAGGCTTTACAAGCTTCTTCCAAATACCTACGAGCTTACCTATAGCTTTTACAAACAGCTCAACCACTTTAGGAGCTGCAAGAATCATTCCAACAATTGCAATTGCTCCTAGCGCTTCGTTGAGCTCCGCTTCGGAGTTTGCTACGTCTTGTTGTATCTCCTCTTTATTTGCTTCAAACTCTGCTCCCAACGTCTTAAAAGAATCAGCCATAGCTGCATCCATTGCTGCTATTTGCTTTTTATCCTCCTCTTCTCGCAGAATGACCTCTACAATATGTTTTAACTGTATTGCGTTGCTCATTTTTTACTTTTAAAGAATTTTTTAGCACTCTCTGTAATATCGTCAAATCCTACTAGAATATCAACTCCGTCAGGTTGCACTGTTGCTAGTATTCCGTCTTTTGTTATTTTCTTAGCCACTGCTCTACTGTTTAAAAATTGAGCTGTGTTGTATTTTTTTACTCCGGTGATGTCGAAGTTAAAAGCTAAAGCATCCTCATCTCCTCCTTCTTTCTTTTTTGGTGCTTCCTCTTTTTCTGCATCTGGAGCTTCCTCTTTTTCTGCATCTGGAGCTTCCTCTGCAGGAGCTTCCTCTGCAGAAGCTTTATCTCCTGCTGCTTCTTTATCGGCAGCTGCTGCGAATGGATTTTCTTCCTCAAAGATGTACTCACTGAGCACACTCGATATTAATTCCGAAACGAGTTTACTGTGCTTAGTCATATTTAGTGTATTTCGTAGTATCTTCCTAATGTGCTACCCATCTCTTCATAAAGAGCTTCTAGGCGTTGTTGCAATTTAGCTACTTCACCTACTGTCTTTTTAAACGACTCATTATTAGAACGAAGTGATTTCATATTACGCTTTACAGTAACATCATCAAACCACTCGTCAGTTTCTTGTAAAGCAATACGCTCAGCGTTCTCTACAATTTTACTAATCTTCTCTGCTGCTTCACGCATACCCTCAGTACGGTAAATAATCTTTCCATACTCATTGAACAAAGCTACCTCTTGTAGGAATGCAGCCTTTTCATTACGCTCTACTTTTTGATCAAGATTCTCTATAATTTTCTTTAGTTTCATATTACATTACTGAAATGATATCACCAATAAGTGAATTGATTTTTGAATACTTATTTGTTGTTCCTCCATTCACACCCTCGTTAAGAGATGGTGACATAAAAGCTCCTTGTGTAGATGGATTCGATACTAAGTCCCAACAAACGATCTCAAAATCGTCTTGAACTTCTACCTTTCCTTCTCCCAAGTTTGTAACTGAACCCATACCACGAGATGAAATACCTAAACGGATTCCAGCTTTCAAGAGCTCTTTTGCAATATTTCCTGATGGTGTTCCTAGGATTTCAATCTTGCCCATCAAGTCTGAACCATTCCACCACAAATCTACCACATTGTGAGATACGTTAGAAAGGTTTACTACTGAGGACTCTGGATGATCTAATTCTCCTAAGGCTCTTCGTTCTGCAATAAATACTTTTTTGTACTTTTCGCTTTCGCGCTTTAATATAGGGAGTGGATAGCTTCTACCATTTTGGTTGAAGTTTTCATCTCTACCAGTACTACCTCTTTGCATGATACCACTAACAATAACTTTTCCATTATTATTTGCTATCGACTCTTGGATCTGTTCTGGCGAGACATTAATAGAACCTATATAATCAACTAGTACTTGTTTCATGGTTTTAGTGTTTGTGTTAATTTGGCAACAACCTCTTGCTCTTGGCTTATGTTGCCTAGGCTTATCTCTTCGTCATAGTCCTGGTAAATTAGCTCTCCCTTTCTGTAATCGATTGCTGTTGGCTCACCATTTATCATAACATCAAATTCATATTGATCAGCTGCTGTTTGATTGTAGTCAACATCTTGAGCTGTCATATTAAACCCAGCTCTATTTAGAAGCTGTACTAATTTATCCTTTACAGAGTTTGCAGCTAGTTCTTTAAGGTTAGCCAATTGACTAACTTTTTTATTAACTTCTCCAATCCTAACTTTCATTTTTAAGATAGCTTCGTTTGTCTTTTTCCAGTAACGAGAGTTGTCTAGTGATGATTCTATTTTTAATCTCATACTATGATCTAATGCTTGTGAAATCTCTCTCAACATACGATTAACCTCTAGTACCTTTCTATTTACTTTTTGCACCTCATTCAACGAACTATCTTCCTTAAAATTCTTATAGTTAGCTTCATCTAGCTTTACAAAATGTGGTTTTTTCTCACTAGCTTTGATTGAGTATGAATATTGTTCATCTTCAACGTCAATAGCCGTAGTGCCGTCACCACCCTCTTCACCAGACCAAGCAGCTGCTGTAAGAAATCCAGGAACACCTGCTGTAGTACTTCCCTCTTTTCGTAGCTTCTTAATATAAGAACGAACTTCGTTTTTTTCCTCTTCGGTCAGTTTTGTTTTAGTTGACATTCTTTAGCTCTTTTATTAATTCATAATAAAGTAGTAGCGACAAGATGTGCTCTTCCTTAATGGTTCGCATTTTAGGAAAAGAATCAAGCATATTAACTACTTCATTTAACTTAATCTTTGTAATTTTATCTAATACTTTTGGTAGTTGTTTCTTTAGTTGAGCTTGAAGCATTCTTGCTTCGTTTGTTGCAAACTCCTTTAAAGAAACTGTATTTGAGATATTATTAATATACTCCTTAAGTATGCTTCTTTGCTTTGCGGATAGGTTCGCATACTTTTCATTGAACTTATCAATCATCAACTTATACGCTAATAAGCGAATCTCTTCGTCTTGTTTGAGATAATCTCCAACTGGGTTATTAGATTCCTGTAACTGATTTGATTTTTTCCTAGTTAGATGTTCTATTATAGTAAATCGGCTATTAACGACCTCCGATGCTCTTGACACCGTTACTCCCTCAAACACTCTATAAATAGATGCGTATAGCTTGTAGTCGGTTAAGTTTGTTTTAAAAAAATCTCCTAAATCATAGTGGTTCTTGATTTCACGAATTAGGGAATACTTCATATCCCTTAGTACTCTTGTATCCAACTTGTTGCGGAGCTTTACTACGGTATTCACCAAGTAAGCTGCTTTGTCATTGTTAGTGAATTTCTCGTTTACAAGTGTTTGGTAAAGCACCAACTCTTTAGCAACTACGGAGTTTGACTTGAAATACTCCTTTATAATCGCTAATGCTGGTGACTTATCAATACCTTTGATCGTGTCAGCTGCAACTTGCCTAGTTAGCAACTCAAATAGAATTGCAGTGTTCTTGATCTTGGAATGTGTTGACTTCTTCATCTAAATATAAATATGCACTTATGTTTTATTCCTCCGCTAAGATGTTATCTTCATTTAATAAATTCGAGTTATCTTGCTCAATTTTATCATCAAACGTCTCGCTCAACGCTTGTCTCTTGGTTGGCATAGACCTTAACAGTGTTCTATATGCTTCAATTGACTGTCTTTTGCTTGATTTAGTCTCTGACACATTCATTATAGTTTTATTACCTAGCGGATCCCAACCCAATGGATGCTCGTGCGTTCTATAAGAACCTGGTTCCTCAGGACGTCCAGCACCTGGCCAACCACCTGGAGGCATCTTCTTGTCAGATTCATATCCTTTTGGAACTCCACCATCACCTTTGTATAGTGTTGCCAAATCATGAGGAGTTCCAAACGATTGATTAGTTTTTACTGGATCGTTTCCTTCTGTTTTAATCTGCTCAATTCTAAACTGTGCTTTTGTATCTTCAATAATTCTATCTTGCTCATGTAGGAACTGAGCCTCACTTAAATTAAATAAGTTTTCATATATCCAATAGCGACTGAATAGTTTCTTCTCTATCATATCACCAGCAAGTGTTACTTTGGATGTCCACAATTCCACTTTCTCTTTCTCGTATACAGAAGATGGTGCTGTTAGTTCTAAAGAAAAATCAACTAACTCTTCATCTGTAAATCCTTGAGCATACAAATGTACTATTGCAATTTTATTAAGCTCAGATGCTACTATCTTTTGAATTCGCTCAATTGTTCTAGCAAATCTAAAATCCTGAGAAGCTAGAGTTGCCTTTCCAGAAGTATCCTCTTCATATCCTAAATAAGCTTTAGGTATTTTTAAAGATCCCAACATTCTATTTTTTAGGTAGTCAATATCTTGAATAGAGTCATATTGAACTCCTGGTAGAGATTCAATTGAAGTTCCACTTTCTGCACCACGTACTGGAAGATAGAAATCCTCTAGTAAGTTTTGCATATTATACTTAAGGTTGTATTCTCCAGTATCTTGATCGATGTACGGTACTTTCTTCATCTTGTTAACCATTCCTTCCATAAAAGCTTCTACTTCGTTTGGTGGAATGTTACCAATATCAATTTTAAATACACGCTTATCTGGAGCTCTCATTATACGATGGATTAACATTGCATCTTCCATAAGAGTAATCTGTTTCCATACCTTTCTTGTTGGCTCTATAATAGAACGTCCGTATGGTAAGAAGTTGGTGTCCGTAAGTAATCTGAAGTGAGCTATCTCATAGTTGTCAAACTCTTCTGCATCTTTATTAGATGAAACAGAATAAGCTGATGAAAGAGCTGTGAAATCTCTCTTGAATTTTATCTCGTTTGGTTTGTTTGGATCCATTCCCTCTTCTCGAATCATCTCGTAAGCTGAAATAGGTTCTACATTAATTACTCCATAGTTCTCTGCTATATCTAGTTTCAAGAAAAAGTCACCATACTTGACTGTGTTTCTAATCCATGGCCATAGATTGAACTCTATGTTTAAAACATCATAAAACAGATTGTGAAGTACTTTTTGTACTTTCTCGTTAGGAGACTTTATGGTTAGTACATCTCCAAATTCATTTTTAGCAGTACATTCATCTGCATATATGTCCAATGCAGAACATATGATACTATCTGTATCCATTGCTTCGT